CGTGTGATAGGTGACGCATGGGCAAGTTGAACATGGGTAAGGGGGCGGCGAAACCCGCTCCCGCGGATCCTCCTAAAAAGCGTGGGCGTCCACCAAAGAAAAAGGACTAAGATATGGGCAACAGCACGATATCTCAAATTTTCCAAGGGCACAGACACGAAAGTGGTTTTGTTGTTTTAGGGCGGCATAGAGTTAAGGAGGTTTCTCTTGTGGGGACTTCAAGCGCTGGGTTTATTGACATATTCGACACGGAAACAGCCCCAGAAGCTGGGACGTATGCCCAAAGCGGGACTACAGTTACCGTTACTGACTCAAGTCATGGCTTAGCTACTGGTGATGTTGTTGGCATTTCTTTTTCCATTGGTACTGGGGGTACGGCACAATCGGGTAATTATGAAATCACTGTGACTACAGCTAACGCCTTTACTGTTACAATGTTAAATAGTGATACCATTTCAGGTGACCCTGCTTGTAGGTATGTTTCTACTACACCTAGTCCGAATACGTTTCCTAGACGCTGGTTAATGAGTAAGCATACTTCGGCTAACGATACCTTCGCCAATACTTTTGGCATCCCCAACCAAGGCTTTGTTGCTACACGGGGTGTTTATTTTCATATGTCTAATCTCTTAGAGGCTGATATATTCTATGAGTAAGCCGAAGAAAGACCCTCGCCTTGAAAGAGCGGGAGTGTCTGGGTTCAACAAGCCCAAGCGCACTCCCAATCACCCAAAGAAGTCACATATCGTTGTGGCTAAAGAGGGGGACAAGGTTAAGACTATTCGCTTTTGGCAGCAAGGCGTAAAGACAAACCAGACGGTTGGGCAGCGCAAAGCGTTTAAATCTAGGCATGCCAAGAACATTTCCAAAGGAAAGATGTCTGCGGCATACTGGGCTGACAAGGCCAAGTGGAGTCCTAGCAAAACAAAGTCTAAATCTACTAAGTGGAAAAAGGGTTCATGATTTCTCGCGCTCAAATGAGGAAACAGGTTTCAGGTGATGCTATGCCCGTCAGAAAGACTAAAGGAAGATCCAGCCCCAAGAAGATGGCGGGTGGTGGATTTGTTGCTAGTGGCGACGATATGCGTGATCTTGACGCCATTCGTTCTTCTAGTCGTGTTGATGATGGTCCTTCAAAAATGAAGAAAGGCGGCTCTGTAAAGAAGAGCCGCGTTAATGAGGCTGGAAACTATACTCAGCCAGAGAAAAGAAAAAGAATCTTCAACCAAATAAAGGCTGGGGGCAAGGGTGGCGCTCCGGGCCAATGGTCTGCAAGAAAAGCGCAAATGCTGGCGCAGCGGTACAAAAAAGCTGGTGGGGGTTATAAAGACTAATGGCCTTAAAGAAGTCACAGAAAAGCCTTAAAAGCTGGACTAAGCAAAAGTGGACAACCAAAAGTGGCAAGCCATCCACGCAGGGGTCCAAGGCTACTGGTGAACGGTACTTGCCTGAAAAGGCAATAAAGGCTCTTAGCTCTAAGGAGTATGCAGCCACGACTAAGGCGAAGCGCAAAGGGACTAAGGCGGGTAAGCAGCATGTGGCTCAACCTAAAAAAGTTGCTAGTAAAGTAAAAGCATATAGGAAAAAATAGATGGCCGTAGTTACCCCAGATCTAGCTGATATATTTGAAGAAGCCTATGAGCGCATAGGCATGGAGATGCGTTCTGGTTACGATTTAAAAACGGCCAGACGTAGCTTAAACCTTTTAACATTGGAGTGGCAAAACCGTGGCCTTAATTTATTCACTATTGAGTCGGGCACTCTTGCGATTACAGCGGGGACTGCGACTTATACTCTCCCTTCCGAAACGATTGATATCATCGAACATCAAGTCCGAACAGGAACGGGAACCAATCAAACCGACACGAACCTCGAAAGGGTCAGCGTCTCGACCTACGCCCAGCAAAGCAACAAAAACACGCAAGGTAGGCCGACCCAAATCTACGTCCAAAGACTCGCAACAGAAACGAAAATAACGCTATGGCCTGTGCCAGACAGTACAGAAACTTACACCTTGGCGTACTTCAGGCTTAAAGGCATTGATGGCCTTTCAGCGGGTATATCTGGAAGCGCAGCTATACCGCCACGTTTCGTACCAGCACTTGTCGCGGGCATGGCTTATTACTTGGCTACAAAGAAAAATCCTGCGGCAGCGGGGGGTCTGAAGCAGGAGTATGAGTTCCAGTTTGAGTTGGCGGCTGGAGAGGACACGGAAACTGCTTCTATAAAATTTGTCCCTTACGATACGTTTATGTTGGGTGGCTAATGGCATACGCAAGCGGGAAACGAGCATTTGGTTTTTGCGACAAGACAGGGTTTAGATACCCTCTCAAGGATCTTGTCGATGAATACAAGGATGGTGTTAAGACAGGTTTCAGAGTTGGCAAGGATGTAGTGGATCCTGATCAACCACAGAATTTCTTAGGGCGTGTAAAGATTAACGATCCGCAATCTCTAAGGAACCCAAGGCCAGATAGATCTCTGGTAGAAAGTAGGCAACTGTTTGGCTGGAACCCTGTTTGGAATCCTGCCCAATATGCGGTGGCATCTGTTGGAAAGGTCACTGTGACCACATCTTAGGAGACTAAAATTATGATGAAGAAAAAAGGTTACGCCAAGGGCGGCAAGTTAAAAATGGTCGAGCGGGCTGGCAAAAAGATGCCGTTTTTTGCGGCTGATGGTAAAGGTGCTGGTGATTTGCTAAAGGGCAAGAAGCCAGCAGAAAAGAAAGCCAAAGCGCCTATGACCAAAAAACAACAGAAAATCGCTGGGGCTATTGGAAAAGCTAAACAGTATGACACTGGTAACCGCGATACTCCCGCGTCAGAGCCAGTCTTGACTAAGAAGGCTAAGGACAATGCAAAACGGAAATTAGACAGCATGATGGGCGGCTCCAGAAAATCAGTAGAAAAGAAAATGGTTGGTGGCCTTTTGGGCATGGGGGCTAAGGGCATGAAGAAGGCTCTAAAGTCTGGAGACATGGCTGAGATCGCGGGATCTCTTAGCCCAGTGGCTGGCGCTGTTTCTGGTAAGGGCGTTTTTGGAAAAATGCGAAAAGGCCTTGAAGGGCTAACCTCTAGGGAAATTCGTGAGCTTGAAAAGAAGAAGGCCCAAAACCCTGAAAAGAAAATGGCTGGAGGCTCTATGAAGAAGAAGGGCTATGCGAAAGGCGGTTCTATGAAGAAGAAGGGTTATGCTAAGGGCGGCAGTATTTGTCGTGGTATGGGCGCGGCCACCCGTGGCGGCAAGTTTGGTATGAAATAGTGCAATTGAACTAATGTCATATCTTCAAAGCAACATACCATATTTTAAGTGTTGGGTTCGTCGTGAATATACCTGTAACCATGAGAGGTATCACGGCGAGTTCCTGCATGCTATGGCTATTGCTGTTACGACAATGCCGAATCGTTGCCTTAGTTTTCAGTTGATATTCACTGGATCAGAGGTTGACGATGGTAGCGAAGAGAATGCTCATGGCGGTGCAATGTGGGCGCGTATGCCCATAACTGCGCTAGTGGCAGATGAACGTCTGGAGGACTGGCCTTCTCCCATGCCAGTCCACGATGCCCAGCCGTGGGATTGCTCTTCGCATCATCATTCAGTCTATACGCTAGACCGTGCAACGCCATGCCCTTGGATGGCAAAGGTGGATGGTAAGATGTACCCAGCGCGGTATATGTTTACTGTGGACTATGCGGAAAGTGAAATAGCTGACGATCCCGCACAGCACAAACAAAGTCATGTCATGCAGCTTCTTGATGCTGGAGAGTGGACGGGGAACATAATAGCGCTGCCCAATAATCGCGTTAGAGTGACACATCCTGCTTGGTTTGAGTTGGGAGTAGGGGCACCTGACTTCAAACCATCCCAGCACACCCACTATTCAAAATCTGATTTAGACTATACATTGGATGTGAATCGGGTGTTTGATAACCTTTATAATGAGGCCGACAAATGAACTACACAGAGCTTGTTCAGGCTATAAAAGATTACACTGAGAATGAGGAGACAACCTTTGTCTCTCAGATACCCACGTTCGTTAAGCAAGCAGAGCAACGTATATATCGCGCCGTTACTATTCCAGAGCTTAAAAAGAATGTTACGGGCACGTTGTCTAGTGGAGACAAGTATCTTGCCAGACCCAATGATTTCCTAACTGTTCTATCGTTAGCCGTTGTTGATGGTAGTGGAGATTATAGTTATTTACTTGATAAAGATGTAAACTTTATTAGAGAAGCTTTTCCATCTACCAGCACTCAGGGACTGCCTTTGTTCTACGGCCAGTTTGATGGAGATGCGTTTTCTGGAAGTTCTGAGACATCCTCTGGAAACTTTATTCTTGGCCCTACGCCAGACGCTAATTACGCTATAGAACTTCATTACTATTATGACCCACCATCAATTGTTACTTCTGGAGCTTCTTGGCTGGGGGACAACGCCGATACTACGTTGCTTTATGGGTCTTTAGTGGAAGCATACACCTTTATGAAGGGTGAGAGCGATATGCTCCAATTGTACGCCTCTCGATATAAAGAAGCCCTTGGCGAGCTTTCCGTTGTAGATGTTAAGAGTAAGAGGGACATCTACAGAGATGGGGAGATTAGACCGCAATGAATATGTTTGCTGATTCTGGGACTATGCAGGCTGGCGTTGTTTCTGTGGAGACAACATCTAATCGCGGGTTCACTCCACAAGAAATTGCGGCTCGCTGCGCGGATAAAATTGTGTCTGTGTCAGATCAAGCGCATCCCGCCTTACAGGCGCAAGCTAGAGCTTTTAAGGATCAGGTAGAAAAGGTTGTGGAGTTTTATCTGAAAGAAGCTGTGAAAAGTGATAGAACCACAGTATGCAATGCTCTTAACGATGCAGGACATCAGGAGCTTTCTGAGCTTATAAGGAGATTATAATGGCTTTTAGTGGCAACTTTATGTGTACGAGCTTCAAGAAAGAGCTTCTTGAGGGTGTGCATAATTTTAAAAATTCTGGCGGCAACACGTTTAAGCTGGCGATGTACACGAACAGTGCGTCTTTTAACGCTGCAACAACCGCGTACACAGCCTCTAACGAGGTTAGCGGAACAGGCTACTCAGCGGGTGGCGGTACGTTAACTAGGGTGGATCCTACAAGTTCTGGGACAACGGCGTTTACAGACTTCTCAGACCTTACGTTTTCGTCTTCAACGATTACAGCGCGTGGAGCTTTAATCTACAATGATACTGCATCGGGAGATCCTACTGTAGTTGTTTTGGATTTTGGTGCAGATAAAACATCTACGAGCGGAGACTTCACCGTAGTGTTTCCAACAGCCGATTCTTCTACCGCAGTAATCAGGATTGCCTAATGGCCTTTGTATCCAAGGACAGAGTTAAGGAAACCTCGACCACAACGGGCACGGGGGACTTTACCCTTGCGGGGGCGCAGACGGGGTTTAAAGCGTTTTCTGCGGTTTGCTCTTCTGGAGATACATTCTTCTATACTATTGTAAACAACGTCTCAGGTGAGTTTGAGATTGGCGAGGGCACGTTTACAGCGGGTGGAGCGTTACAACGAGATACCGTTTTATCTAGTTCAAACTCCAACAGTGCTGTAACTTTTGGTGCGGGATCTAAGGATGTTTTTCTGACCGCCGCTTCAGATGCGTTAATCCAAGCCAGCACGGATGGCACCTTAACGATATCAGAGGGCACCACGTTTAGCGCGGATGTCAGTTTGGGCGGTGATGTTCTGTGGGATGCTAGTGATAATGCGCTAGAGTTTAACGATAACATTAAAGCCGTCTTCGGTGCAGGGTCTGACCTAGAGATTTATCATGATGGCAATAATAGTTATATTAATGAGGTTGGTACTGGGGCGCTTTTTCTACGAGGGCACAGCCAAGTTCGTATCACGGATACATCTAGTAATGTTGCGGCTATATTTAGAGGTGATGGTGCATCAACTTTATACCACAACAACAGCCCTAAAATCGCCACCACTAGCACAGGTGCAGACATAACGGGTGAACTAAGTCTAGACACCAGAATAACTGTAGACGGAGGCACAGGTTATGGCTCTATCGAGTTGGGCGGAGCTACTGGCGGGTTCATAGACCTTAAAGAGCCTCTCAGTGAAGACTTTAATGGTCGTATTATTTATAACGATGCTAATGGCTTTATAATTGGCGGTAATACAGGGATTCCTGTAAAGCTGGCATATGGTGGGGTTGGAACCGCAAATGTAAAGTTGACCACCACCGACACAGGTATTGACGTAACAGGAAACGCAACATTTGCGGATAATGGTAAAGCCATCTTCGGAACTGACGGCGACCTTTTTATCACCCATACTGGTGTGGTTGGGCGGCTTGTAAGTCAAAACGGAAACATACAAATTCAAGCTCAAGCAGCAAATTCAAGTGTTGTAATACAGGCTGACGATCAAGCTGGAAGCTATACTGACTATTTTAAGGCCGCTGGTGGGTCAGGTGCAGCACAACTTTTCTTTGCTGCATCTGGAAGTTCATCTGTGAAATTACAAACGTCTAATACGGGTGTAGACATTACTGGAAACGCTTCATTTGCGGATAATGGTAAAGCTATCTTTGGGACTGGCAGTGATTTTGAAATATATCACGATGGGTCTGATACATACTTTAATCAAGCGGGTACAGGGGAGCTACGATTTGGAACCTCTGGATCGTTTGATATGCAGTATTTTGATGGGGCT